TCTTTAAAAATCTTTTATAAAGTCTTGATCTATTACCGTCTTCTTTATTTGCATAGAAAGTTATTTTTCTGGCACTAGTTTTGTCCAATTGCGACCACCATTTTAACATAGCGGCTTGGACTGTTGCGAAAATTCTAAACTCATCACCTTGACCAGTTCGACTCATATTCTTTTTAGATGAACCTCTTGCAAATTCTATCTCATAAATACCGTCAGGATCTTCACTGATATGAATATCTAACGCACTACCATCGTCAAGTTTTGCAATAGCGCTTGAAGGCCCCTTCGGTTTTAAATATTCCCATTTTATGGCGTAAGGTTTATCAAATGCTTCACCATACATCTGTCTGTACTTTTTGGTATGTTCTGATTCTTTAGTTTTTGCATTTGCATCGCCTGGCGCAGGGCCTGATTTTTTCTTCGAAAAATGTCTTGCTCTCGCTTGTTTTGTTGATTTAGACATTTCATCGCCATCGGCATCTTTTGCGTAGTATTTTTTAGGTTGCGTACCTTTTCTATCTTCGATATCTTTGTCTTGTGCAACTTTTCTTTCTGCAAAAAACTCTTCGTATACTGAATCGTATAATTCGTTATCATCTGCATCGTCAACGTACTCCACAAAATCTGTTTCTAAAAATTCTAATAAGTCTCCATTTACAGAATCTAAAAATGTAGCAAGTTCTTCACTGATATTCATAGACTTCCTCAAAACATCAAATAATTTTTTACCTGTTGTTTTTTCGAATTTCTTAGGCAAACCAGATTTAAATCCGTTGAGTATTTTACCAGTTTTCGGGTCTTTCTCATCTTCATATCTATTTGCAGCTGCTGCTGCTCTCATTTTAGATGCTGACATACCAGAAACACCCTCTGCATCAGGATCTCTTTCACCCGCAGAAACTACTTCAATACCATCTTTAAAATCATAGAAACCATGATTTCCTTTTTTACCATTATATTTGTTAAGTGTAGTTTTAAATTCTGTAACTCTATCTCCACCGACAACCATAATACATCTCTTATAACCCATATCATATAACATAGGAGCAATCAAAAATGCAGTCTTTGCATTTTTATTAGAAATGATATTACGAGAATACTTTGGAAACATCTTTTTCATAAAACCAACCTTAGTTTTATGATCTAAAGGATCCTTTTTGTCATTCTGCGAATGACTAGGAAATACCATAAAGTCGGCACCTTCTTTTTTAGCAACCGATGCAAGTTTTTCTATAAGTTTTTCGTGTCCTGTGGTTGGTGGATTAAACCTACCAAATGTAAAAACTACTGTGTCTTTCATATCTCTGTTCTCGTAATGCTCGTAATACGCTCTATCTGCTGTGTAATAATTGCTTCTCTATTAGGCCAGAAGATGTATTCTTTTTCTTTGTTCTTCATCAAATTATTTAGGAGCGGTAGGATCAAGTCTTCGACCTCTTTAAGTTTAGAATTAACAATCACCTTTTCATTACTATAATACTCTTTCACTGTTTCCACTTCATCCAACATTTCACTTAGCTTATCAACTACATTATCCATTTTATATTCCAATAACTTGAGGCCCTCTCCAGTGCTTTCAAGTTTTTCAGATACTTCTTCGGACGCCTGAGAAGGAGCAATGCTTCTAAGTTCTTCTTCGTCTACAGCAGTAAACCCAAAATCTATGTCATCAGTCATTTAACTGTCCTTCGTATATCTTTATCAGCAGTTTTCCGCTGTTTTCGTTTTTAATCACTCTATGGTATTTGTGATTATCTATTCTAAACATCATCCCACTCAACAACTCAAAGGGAAATTCATTATCATATTGAAATGCCCAACCATCAGATTCTAACACTTCTACTAATCTGTCTTCTCTATCTCTATGCCAAACTAGTTCTTCATTATCAACATCGTGCGAAAATTCTCTTACAAAATGGTCAGAGTTATTATATTCGGAGTATGGTCTCACCTATCACTAATCCTATCACTCAATTTCTTATCTAATTCTTCAATTTTTCTATCAAGTTCTGCCTGAAGTCTTTCTGCTTCACCCAATAATTGATCTATCGCGGATTCAATGTCATCAATCCATGTTTCATGTTTTGCAAATTCAGTTTCAATCACTCCAAATAATGACAAATAGTGTTCATGATTTTTCGAATCAACATCATTTTGGCTATTATTAGAATCATCCACATACTTTCCCATGTTCGAAAATCTATCATCAATATTACCTGACAACATTTCAAATACTTCGCCAGTTTTATTTTCTAGTTCTACCAATTGCAATTTTAGTTCTGAAACATCTCTCTGTAAATTAAATTGCTTTTCTTGTTCTGTCTTTGCGGTAAGTTCTGCCATCTCAGTTTCAAGTTGCATAATTGTTTGTGCTTGTTGAGCAGTCCACCAAACAAACGCACTCACTTGTAGAACTATTGCAACCACAACACCTATACTAAATTTATTATTCATTTACATCTCCTACCAGAAAAAATTACCGCCGCCTGAGAGGCCTAATGCTTTTGCATACTTAGGAAGTCTACATGCCCAATAACCTGCCTTGGTTTTATCATTTTTTTGGTCGCAATTATGTCTCGCCACAAAACTTTTTCTTGCCTGCGGATCATTAATCTTTGCAGTCAACCCTGTAGTATCCCCAAAAGAAACTTTGATGACATTACCTTTGGCATTTTTTACATACACATAATACTTTTTGGAACCACCTCTTTTTGGCTTGTTCAACTCTACATTATCATCTTCTTCGTATAGAGGACAATCTAAAGGAACATGTTCTCCCTCATACATGGCATATTCGCCAATGTCAGTTTCTATGACTTCTAAATCATAATCATCCAATATGATCTGACCATCATAATACATAGTTCTTGCTTTATTGAATGTTTCAAAATAATGCTCAGAACCAACTCTGAATACGTTTTCTAAAAGAGATATCTCATTCTCTACATGATACTGTACCATCTCTTCGATGTTTTGAAATTGTTTAAAACTCTTCATTTCATCAGTCCTTTAATCATCTTTAGTGCCTTTTTGCCATCTGTATGTTTTGGATTAATACTTACTTCATCACCATTCATAAAGTCTGATATACTTGCAGACTTTCCAAGCGCAGTGATTGCTTTATGTAGTGGGTCTTTTGGATCATACTTCGTTTCAAATCCACTCTTACCCCTAAGTTCAACCCATTTTTTGTCGCCCTTATTCCACATCTTCAAAACATCCATGTCTTTGCCACGAATGAGTTTGAGTTTAACACCCTCTTTCAAAAAGAAAGAAAAAGGTTTCATTAGTCAATATCCTCATCATTATCCAAAACCGCATAGTCATAAACAGAATCAATATAATCTTTTGCTTTTGTTACTTTAGAAACAATCCAAGGCTCAATGTCAAATTCATCCATTTGAGGTCTAGCCATCTCTGCTTCCATCGCTTCCATCAATTCATCTATTTTCTTAGACATTATAACCATATCACGCATCATCATCTCAGCGGTTTCAGACACAAAATCTCTCATCTCATTAATGTCTTCATTCTGTCTTTTCAGAACTGCCGAAACTTGTGGATGATCAGATAAACCTTTTTTGATTTTGTCGATTGCTTTAACTGCGCCAGTCATATTACCACCCTTATATCGTGGGTCAGATGCAATACCAATAGCCATTTTAATGTCTTTAGACGAAAACTTTGCTTCATCAAGAATTTCTGTAATATTTCTTTTTGCCTTTTGGCCATCAATCCATTTCTTTGCAGCTTTATTCGTAGGAGTTTTCTTTGCCCATGCAGAGATTGATCTATATGTCGCCATAACATCTCTTTCAAAATCTGCACCATCAGAGTTATCTACAATGAACATCTTTGCTTTAAATGCTCTTTGGAATTTTCCGATATTATCTTGCACACCCTTCCACATTTTTCCAACTTCGGTTGCGCCCAGAGTTCTACTTCTTGCAGCATCTCTTGCAACTGCTGTTTCTAAATTTGTGTTAACAAAAATCATTGCAGTCTCATAACCAAGCTTTTCTAATTGTTTTTTCTGCTTAGAGATCTTATCGTAATCTTTTCCTGTACCATCAACAACCAAACCCAATCTACCTTGCACATAGAGTGATTGTTGTTTAGATGTAACCTTCTTAGATACAACTCTTGCAGCCTGCCCTGCATCTGACCAAATATCATCTGGTTCCATTTTTAAACCTGCCTTTTGCAGGGCTTTTTCAAATGCGGGATCAGAGTTTACAATTCTCATCCCCAAAGAACTAAGTGCAGTTTTACCCACAATAAACGATTTACCAGAACCTGGCCCACCAGCAAGAAAAACTGCCTTAAAAATAGAAGGATCGTTAACTCCTTCTTCTAATTTAATTTTTTCGATGATGTGTTTAATATCCATTTACTTATCCCATGCCTTTGCTGCAGTAAAGTTATTAAAACTGAATTCCATCCTATCAACTAGCTTAACTGCATTAGTTCCAGTATGGTCAATGGCAACATATCCTTCTGGATTTGATACCTTATAACCCTTATCAGTTCTAACAAAAATATCTGTCATTTGTTTTATACTATTTAGTTTATTTACAATTAGAGTTTTTGCAGTAATCAACTCTTCCATGAAATCTACAATAGCATAAACAACAGAGTCTAACTTCATCAATTTCTTGACTAGGTCATCTCTTAGTTCCTCTTTAATTTTTCTAGATTTCTCAGTTTTTAGTTTAGAGATAACCTTTTCGTCGAAAAACTTTTTGACATACATCGAATATCCCAATTGTTTGATATTCTTGGTTGAAATATCTTGCCCTTCTCTGATATATGCATTCAGATAGGTTTTGAAGCTTCCACCAGACAATCCCTTTACAAATGTTTTGTCTTGCATATTAACAAAGGCCTTAAAATCATTGGCCTTAATTTTTTTAAACTTTCTACCAACAGATGATAATGAACTATTTACTGCCTTCAGTTCTGTTGCAGTAAATTTTGCAGAACCAGAAACATCCTTGAATGTTGCATCGTCCATCCAAACGGAAGATGATTTTTTCAGTCCAGAAATATTAGCACCAAATGATGCAGTCATTCCTTGCAAATCTTTACCCTTATATGTTGTATGCCACACAACTCCCAATTTGGCAGCGGATATTTGTTTTCCGATTGCAGAATCTTTCTGAACTGCGTATACCAATGTATTTGGTTGAAATGTCACATACGACTCACCATCGATTTTTTTATCTGCCTTATCGTCAGTGAACATCAAGTCACCTTGGATAACATCTTTAATACCTAGTCCAGATAATTCCTTAAAAGCCACTGCAAATTTAGATTTCAGAGTTGGAGACAAATCTGCATCTTGAATTTCTTTAGCGCTCTTATATAACAATGGAACTGCATTAAAGACAGACTTCTTTGCAACAAAGAATTTGCCATCGGCAGGGTCTGTTCCGGCGAAAATAGCGGGAGCTCCATCCCACTTTACTGTCATATTAATCTTTGATCCAGATTCACCAGAAAGCATATCTCGTAATGAACGTAAAAAATTAACTGCAGCTCTTCCACCATTAATTCCATTGTTTATAATTTCATCTTCAAGATGTTCTAAGTGAAGATTTTTTCCTGCTTTTGATTCTATTAAATGTGTTCTAAAACTTTTCATTAGTATAACTTTCCAAATGGGCCGAACATTGGGCCTTTTTTCTGTGCCATAAAAAATAAATCCCTTATAAACTCTTTTCTTCTAGATAATGATAAATTTGCTACAATATATGCAAAACATACGATTTGAGATATAACAACATTATCTTTACTTCTTCCTTTTGACCAAGATTCTTCAAGTTGGTCTACAAATTTATCTAAATTCCCATCAATCGTAAAAAGTGTTTTATTTCTTTTTATAATCGATATTTTATTTTCAAAATCTTTTCTATCAAACTTCATATAATGAGTGTGTTCTGGCATCAAATATCCATCCTTTTTTAATTCAAGTTTCAACATATCTTTTGGAACTTTTCCTAAGAACGCAGCAGCTCCAGTTCCAACAAACTCATATGTGATGTTTCCAATTTGGGCCTGATTGCTTTTCACTCCCATACGATAAGTTTTGTTTTGATATTTTACTTCTAATTGACTAGTAACTGAAGTAAAAGACTTTGTTTTTTCATTATATGGAATATTTAAAAGAAACTTTGAATAGTCTACAGAACTTTCTTTAGTAGAAGATTTTAAATTTACTAAATCATAATTTAATTTTTTTCCATCATTCTTTTTCAAAGAAACACCAACAATGTCTGTATTATTATATGCAGAAACTAATATAGCATTACACTCTTGAATACTAACTGCTTCATCTAACATCGCTTCATATTTTTTATAAGCAGACGACCTTAAAATCCATATATCAGCAGGGTTCCACGAATCTTTCTTTGCAATATCAAACTTGGTATTTACTAATTTTGATATATAATCCATAAATCCCCCATCACGATTATAAACATCAAATTTACTATTTGGTAGCTTGGTTTCTTTTTCGATTTGATTAAATTGTAATTCAAACGAATTATACCAAGACTTTTCATATGGGAGATTGGGATATATTTCTAAGAGTGTCGGAAGCATTTGCTCGAATTTCTTGTAATTTTTTGTTTTACTAGATAATAATTCCTCAAATATTTTAAGAGTAATTAATTCTTGTTGTTGGGTAGTAGGAGCATTACTACTTGGATTAGATCCATTTCCAAATTTAAGAGATATTCCTATATATTTTTTCTTATATGAATTTATATCGACCATATTCTTAAAATCATTAAGAATCTTTGCGTTTCCAAATCCTGCGTTACCTGTCTCTATTGTAATAAATTCATCAAAAGATTTTCCAAAGCTAGATTTCATTTCTTCGAATAATGAAACCAAAACTTTTTCTTTACTCGTTACCACCCCAAGATCTTTTATATCTTGGGATGATTTTGGTCTATAATTATAAGCCATGAAATGGAATTACCTTTTTATTCAGTTAATACCCACTATTTATAATTTTTACATATAGTGCAAATAAGTTCCTACAATATATTTGTCATTAGAAACTGCTGGTTGGGCCTGGTGTGGGTGTGTCCAGAATGGTGGGAATACGGCAAGTCTGCCTTGAACTGGCTTAATGCTTGTATTATAATCTGGAAATACTGTCTCTCCGCCTTCTTCTACTGTATTCAAGTAAAAGAAACATACCAAGAATCTTCTAGCAGAAGCATAATCACCGACATCTGCGTGATATTTGAAATCATCCTCAGTTCCAGCAAAATACTTCTTCATCCGCACTTCTTCATTATGACATTGTGTAGGGAAAAAAGCAATATTATTATGCTGACGATAACTTTCAACATATTCGGAAACTTTACCCAATAATTCCATTGACAACTCTTCAAATTTTGGATTAGCTGACAACAGGGCAGGGTCAAAGAAGTTTATTTCTGTAAAACTTCTATACTCTGGATGTTCAGTTTTCTTATGATGTTCTTGAGCCTTTTCAAACTCTGCGATAATCTCTTCGCATTTCTCAGCCGATAAAACATTATCCCAAACAGAAATATATGCCATATTTCCATCTGGTGGCTTTACTGCAAAGGTATCTCGGTCCACTTCAAAATTTACAACTTCCTGTTCTGTAGTTGCTGTGTTTGTTTCTTCTGTCATAGTTTAATCTCCACTTTTCCTATCTTTTTACTGGATTTTGTACTAGAGAATGTTTCTCTAAAGTTATTATCTGTTTTTTCTTGTATTAGTTCATCTTGTGCATCTTCTTCTACATCATACAATCTCATTTTAGGTCTGTCAATACCTACAACAAATCTTTTATATTCATTTGGATCATTATACCTATTCTTCAATTGTTTAATTAATATTTGCCCCATTTCTTCTAATTCTTCTGTTGCAATCAAAGCAAACATTAAGTCCGCTGTAGCGGGCAAACCAAAACTTTCTGATGTATCTGTCAAGTCTACATCACTATTGCCATATCCACCTCTGGTCGTTTGAGTTGCAGTCACAATAGGAACATCATTCTCAACAGCAAGACCTCGTAGTTCTTCTGCAATAGATTTTATCAATGTATATGAGTTTGCACCAGCGCCAGGTTTGACACGAGCCGATGAACATATATTTAGGTAATCAATATAGATTACTTTTGGACGAAAATTCTTCTTTAATGACAACTCATTTAACAAATGTCTGAAATGGTTTGCATTGGCAACTGCTGTAGGATATTCTTTAATAATCATCTTTCCAGTAGTTTTCTTTTGTAATTTGTCAATCTTTTTATCAAAGGTATTTCTAGCCATACTAGAAACATCTTGAATAGAAGTATTCAATAAGTTTGCATCAATTCGCTCTGCAATTTTTTCCTCTGACATCTCAGCAGTAATATACAAAACATCATATCCCATTAAGAGATGATTTGCCGCACAGTCACACATAAACAGCGATTTGCCAACACCAGTACCAGCGAGAGCAACATTCAAAGTTTTCTTTGGCAATCCACCCTGAGTAATACGATTTAACATATCCAAATGAAATGGTATCTTTTCTTCTACTTTTTGATAGAATTCAAATCTAGATTCCCAATCGTCAATAAAATCATGCCCAATATTACTATCAAATGAAACTGCGAGAGCTTCACTCAGTATCTTAGGCATATTACCTTTATCTGGGCCATCGTCATTGATAATACTAATAGATTTCATTACTGCATTATATACAGCACGATCCTGACACCATTTTTCTGTAGCATCAAGTTGCCACTGACTATTTCTATGTTCTTCTTTTTGATTATTAAGATAATCTATAAACTCTACAGATTCTTTATAAATGTTTTCTGATACATTAACATCCTCTAAAGATATCATCAGCGAATCTTTAGTCGGAAGTTCATTATACTTTTCAATATGATTTTTCATCAAATCAAATACAGTTTTATTCGATTCGCTCTGAAAGTATTCACGATCTATAAACGGTAATGCTTTACGCACATAAGCATCATCCGCAAATAAACAATTCATAACAACTTGTTCAGTTAATTCCATTTAACCTTTTTGCCTCTTCAATTAATTTTTCTGATTCTTTTTTCAAATGCTCAGCCTGACGCAATAGCGCCTCTCGTTTTCCATCTATGTCTGTACCCTTAAACATAGACATAGTATTTGGTTCTTCGTCGGATGTTCCGTACACTTCTGTCCATTTATCTTTTGGACATCTAATCTGTGCAATCTTTGCCTTTGCGGGCATAAAACAGCCACAAGATTTACATACCTTTATAGATGCCTGAAACTGGTCACAGGAGCGACACGTTGCCATGCGCTCCTGATAGATATAGTTGGATGCAAATATCTTAGACATTATCCAACTCTAAACTTCTTACTGATAAATTCATCAAACTTTTCATCTTCCAAAATCGGTTGCCAAAACTCATTATTATGAGTATCTTTCTCACGAAACTTTTTATCAGCAACCTCACCCGATTCCACATCAACCATCTGATACCAGCCGCCTGACCTTGATATTACACCATAATCCATGGCCATGTCAAGAAGACCTGA